CAGCGGAATTTGAAGAAAAAAAGAAAAGAATAGAAGCCGAACTTGAAAAAGACAGAAATTCTTTTAAATCAAAAACTCCCGATAATTCGGAACTTTTTGAAGTTTATTATCAGAACTGCATTGACAGCATTGAGAAACTTTTCGCCTTCCTGAGAAATAAAAATCTCAAATCATTCAACGGCAGACTTTATGACCTCTCCGACATTTTCAACGATAATATTTCAATGCTTGACGAGTATTAAAAATAACGCTGAAATCACTCTGTATGCCCTTGAAAAGAAATTCAGGTGAAATTATACTCCGAAACTTTCAGGGGCTTACAGGGGCATTTAAAGATGATTTGAAAGGAGCAGAAAAATGAATATTTTTGAGCTTGTAAATGGGATTGGACTCCTTGAACGTGAGAACAAACCCATAAACAGAAACTGTCCGTACTGCGGAAATAAAAGCGTTTATCTTTGGAAACACGTTGCAGGATATTACTGCGGTGCGGAATGTTCAGCCTGCGAAACAGTTACCCTCATGAACTTCACCGACAGCAGAAAGAAAGCTGTTGAAAATGTTCTCGATATTGAAAAACATTTTGACGCATATAAGGAGGAATCGAAATGAAATGTGCATCATGTGTGAATATCTCAATTTGCAGCGATATGAAAGAGAAATCAACCGATGACTGCGAATATTATCAAATCGGATATGATAAAAACAAAAAGCCCGAAAAGGTCAGATACAAAAAGCCTGAAAAGCTCAGAAAACCGCCTGAAAAGAAAATGACAATCAATGAAATCGTTTCAAAATGCAGGACACTCGGCATAAGCTACGGGCAGTTTCAGGCTTTGCGAAAGGAGCAGGAGCAGGCAAAATGACAGAACAGGAACTCAAAAATTATCTTAAACGTGCTTACTATGCAGACAAAAAAATAAAAGTCCTCGAAAGGCTTGTGCATCAGTGCAGAATAAACGCACAGAGACTTTCAAAGAACGGTGAATACACTGATACTGCGAAAAATTCAAGGGCTGAAAACAGCACTGAAACGGCTCTTTTGAAACTTATGGAAAATCAGCAGAAGTATTCTGATGAAATAAAAAATCTCGAAAATATAAAGTCTGAAATCATGAATCTGATTTCAAAACTCAATGACGGCGAACTTGAAACTGTTTTGATTAACCGTTACGTTCTTCTGCATACTGTTGAGGAAACTGCTGAAATCATGCATTACAGCATTGAAACTATCAGGAAGAAAACGAACAAAGCTGTTAAAAAGTTGCTTGAAGTTGGTGTCTGATGTGTGATATAATAGATAATAAATCTATGCAAAGTTGTGTCCAAATGAAAAAAGCCTGTTCATACTGCGGAAAAATTCACGACAGAAATTTCCGGTGCAGTAAAATTCCAAAATATTCAAGAGGAAATGCCGAGGACAGTTTTCGCTGGTCTTATGAATGGAAGTGCAAAAGAGATTACATAAAAAAACGGGACAGATATCTGTGCAGAGCCTGTTACTGCGGACTTTCGGGAACTCTGAAACGTCTGAACAATGAAAATCTTTCGGTTCATCATATCGTTCCTTTGAAAGCTGATTTCTCGAAAAGGCTTGATGACAATAATCTGATAACCCTTTGCACTGTACATCATGAAATGGCTGAAAAAGGCGAAATTTCGGCTGAAACTCTCATCAGGGCTATCCCCCCGGTATCTGAAATGTAAAAAATATAAATAAAAGTCCAACGACAGCCCACCTCAACGCATAAAATATTCCCTAAATGGAATTTTCAATAAAAAATCAGGTGAGAATATGGCAAGACCTGCTAAATCCGTTTCGGTTTCTTCAAAACATTTTACAAGTTCCGAGAAAAATTCAAGGCTCGAAAATGAAAAAAATCTCAGGGGCGATTCTGATAAGCTCAGACCGCCTGCATATCTCACTGCTGCGCAGAAAAAAATTTTCAGGTACATCGTGAAAAACCTCGGAGCAAGCGGTATTCTCGGAAATCTTGATATCTATGTCCTGACTGAGTGCAGTATCTGCATTGACCGTATGCAGACAATTGAAAAGCAGCTCAATGAAAAAAATTCCCTCGACCCTGTTCTCATCAGCGTCAAGGAAAAGTATACAAAGGCTTTTTTCAGGTATTGCAATGAACTCTGTCTGTCCCCTCAGAGCCGTGCAAAACTCGCAAATATGAACCCCGAAAAAGAAGAAAACCCAATTTTTGATATTCTGAATGATGATGACTGAACCGCTGTAACAGGCGGTTTTTTTGTAAGGTGATGAAAATGAAAATAGAACTGCGTACCGAAAGCATGAATATTTCGGGCTATGTAAATGTTACAGGAAAATGCTCAAAACCCCTGAATACCCCTCACGGCAGATGCATTGAAGTCGTGGAGGAGCGTGCATTTGCCGAAAGTCTCGGCAGAAACGGCGATGTCTATGTGAGCGTTGACCATGATTCAACTCACGCTTTTGCCTCCACCAAATCAGGAACTCTTGAACTCCATGAAGATGCAATAGGACTTCATGCAAACGTCACAATCACGGACAAAACAATTATCGAACTCGCCCGAAAAGGCAAAATCAAAGGCTGGTCTTTCGGCATGACAAATGTTGTCGATGAAATGGAACAGCGTGCCGGCAAGCTCCCGATAAGGCACATAAAATCCCTTGATTTAGACCATATCACGCTTGTTGTCAACAAAGTTCCCTGCTACGCTGCCACAAGCATTGAATGCCGTGCGGACGGCGATTTTTCAATGGAATACCGCAGTCTCGGTGAAACTCCTGAAATCATACCAAAATACGACTATTCACAGTATGAAGAACGTGTCAGGAGGCTTGCCAGTAGTATGCGGCTGTGAAGTTCGTGGCAGGCAGTGGATTAAGGGCGAACACGGCTACTTTGCCGGAAGCATAGGCACGGGCGGAGGCGGTTCTTCGGGCGGTGCAAAAGCCGAAAAAGGGCTTGACAAATCCGAAAAAGATGATATAATTAAAGAAAGTTCAGATAATCTTATTGAAATAACACAGAAAAGCATAGATTCTATTCCTGAATGTACTGCTTTCTCTTCAAAAGAACTTAATCAAAAGGTTACTGAAAAATGTAAAGAAATCCTTACAGATTTGAAAAATGATAAAGTCGGAACGGAAGAAACTGTTTCAATAAAGTTAAGTTCTCTTGAAAGCGAAAAGCAGAAAGGCGAATTGGGAGAAGGCGCAGTCAAAGTTATTTCTTTTGATGAACCTTTTGTTTCTATTCACAATCACCCGAGCGGTGAAACATTTTCAGGCAGAGATATTGACAAATTCGCTTATGACGATAATCATGTTGCAATGTGTGTAATTGGCAACAATGGAAAAATGTATGTATTACAGAAAAAACCTGATTATGGTTGGACAAAATTTGCTATGGAATCTTTTGATATTCAGTATAAGGCAGATTATGCTGAAAAAGTGCTGAACGGAGCTGAAAATTATGGATTTGAATATCACAAAAAGTAAAATAGATGAATTAAGACAGTGTATAAAGAAATACAAGCCTTATGAAGAAGATGACCCGATTCTTGAAATGTTTGACGGAAAATGCGATGTTTACAGAATGAAAGCCACAACCGCCAAACGAATTTTAGAACATTTTGGAATAAATCCATATGATGATAATGATTATGGAAATATTAACGATTAACCGCCCGAAATAAGGCGGTTTTTTCATACCATAAAACAGACGGGAGCTGAAAAAAATTGACCTGATAAAAGAGAGCAGAGCGTATAAATATGCACTGTGGTGCATTCAGCCAGATAACGAAAAAGTCGGAATATATGTTAAAAAGCAGGCACAGAAATGGCTTGAAACAGCCGATAACAAGACGGAAAACCTCTATGTCTGCGAAAAGACTTTCAGGAAAATTTCAAAACTCCTGAAAATAATTATTCACCCTGACTTGAATATTTCGATGTATGAGGGACTGGAAGACTATGCGGTTTTTTTCATTTATGCGCTGTTCTGCACGAAAGAAAATGGTAAAAATTCAAGATATTATGAAACGGGCTTGCTTGAAATTGCACGAAAGAATTTCAAGACTTTCACAAGTGCCGTCATTTTTATTATAGGACTGCTTACAGAGCCGAAATTCAGCCGTTTTTTCAGTGTTGCGCCTGATTTGAAACTGTCAAGCGAATTACAGGTTGCAATCAAAAAAATCATAAAGTCAAGTCCTTGCCTGAATGACAAAATCTTTAAGCTGCTGCGGAAAGAAATCCGCTGTAAGCTGACGGATTCGGAATACACTCCGCTTGCATATTCCAACGACAGAATGGACGGCAAACTTGCGAATATGTTTCTTGCCGATGAGTGCGGAGCGATGGACAATTACCCCATTGAAGCGATGCGTTCTTCACAGATAAATCTCATTGAAAAACTTGGGATAATCATATCGACGCAGTACCCGAATGATGACAATTCCATGCTCGACGAAATCGACAAGGCTAAAAAAATTCTTGACGGTCTGAGGGACGGAAAATATTTTTCGCTCCTCTATGAGCCTGATGACATTTACAAGTCAGGTGACAAGTGGAAAACCGAAAATAATGCTATATTTCAGGCAAATCCTGTTGCCGTCAATTCCGAGACAATGTTCAGAAACCTGCTTGAAAAACGTGAGGACGCAATTTTTTATGAGAATAAGCGTGAGAATTTTCTCTGCAAACATCTGAATATTTTATACAAGGGTCTTGGTGTTGAGGGATTTGTTGAGATTACAAAAGTCAGGCTTTGCAGAACTGAAAAAAATGCCGGTTTCTGGCGGAACAGGCGTGTTTATCTCGGTCTTGACCTGTCGGAGTCGGACGATAATACAAGCGTTGCAATGGTAACACATGACTATGAAAATGACCTGATTTTTGCCGAAGTATGGGGATTTGTTCCCAGTGACAGGGTTGAGGAAAAATCCGCAAAAGAGGGCGTTGACTATAAAAAATTAATCGCTGAGGGCTGTTGTTTTGCCTGCGGTGATGAAGTCGTCAACTATAACTTTATCGAGAAATTCATACAGGATATCCCCGAAAAATACGGTGTTGAAACAGTTCAGCTCGGCTTTGACAGGTGGAACGCTCTGAGTACCGTCCAGAAGCTTGAAAGTTCAGAAAATCCCGTTGAATGTGTCGAAATAAGACAGCATTCAAGTATCCTGCACCGCCCTACAAAACTCCTGAAAGAGTACATTTTAAGCCGAAAATTCAGGTATTCCGAAAATCTCATGCTCGAAATAAATTTCCAGAACGCACGATGCACAAAAGACACAAATCTGAACCTGTATGTCAACAAGAAAAAATCCGCAGGAAAGGTCGATATGGTCGTCAGCCTGATTAATGCGCTGTATCTTTTGCAGGTCAATGAACTTGACAATGCTGAAAAAGATTTCGGCTGTCAGGTCATATAAAGGAGGAATTTTTTAATAAAATGCTTTTCTTCAAACGAAAAAAACAGGAAATCAGAGCTGATACAGACAAAACTTCAATCCTCACTTTTTTCGGAATTACAGGCGAAATCACCCGTGAATCCGCTATGAATATCCCGACTGTTTCAGCCTGCATAAACAAAATCGGCGAAACTGTTTCAAGACTTCCGATAAAACTTTATCGCAGGAAAAATGAAAGTATTTCCGAAATAAAAAACGATTCAAGAATCAAAATTCTCAACTGCGAAACGGGCGATACGCTCTCGCCTGTGGATATGTGGAAAGCCGCTGCGGAGGATTATTTTCTCGGCGGCGGTGCATGGATTTTCGTAAATTCCGACAGTCTCAAAGTCAGAAGTATTCATTATGTTGACAGTCGAAATATAAGCATAATTTCCAATAATGACCCGATTTTCAGGGCTTTTCGGGTGCTTGTGAACGGCATTGAATACTATGATTTCAGATTTGTCAAACTCCTGCGGAAAACCCGTGACGGATTCACAAATATCCCGATTCAGCAGGAAAATTCAAGGATTTTATCTGCGGCTTACAATTCGCTTATGCTCGAAAATATGATGAATTCAAACGGTGGCTGTAAACCCGGATTTTTGAAATCAAAAAACAAACTCTCCAACAGCGCAATTGCGGCTATTAAAGAGGGCTACCGCAAAGTTTACGACAATCAGGAAACACAGGAAAAAATTCTCGTCCTCAATGATGGTGTGGAGTTTGAACCCGTTTCCTCGACTGCCGCAGAGTTGCAGATGAACGAAAACAAAAAGACAAATTCTATCGAAATATGCAAACTTTTCGGCTTTCCGCACACGATTATTGACGGCGGTGCAAGTGATGACGACAATAAAAAATTTATATCCGCCATAATTGCCTTTCTCAATCAGGTTGAAACCGAACTCGACAGGGTTCTCCTCCTCGAATCCGAAAAGGAACAAGGCTTTTATTTCGCATTCGACACCAAAGAACTGACCCGTGGAAACGTCCTTGAACGCTATCAGGCTTACGAAATCGCACGCAGAAACAATATTCTGCAAATTGACGAAATCAGACGTGAGGAAGATTTCAAGCCCCTGAATTTCGATTTCCTGACGCTCAACCTCTCCGATGTGCTGATAAATCCGCAGACTATGGAAGTCTTTACGCCAAACACGGGACAGTCAAAAAATTTAATCACGGGTGAACAGCGTGCCGAACTCAGAAGTCAGCAGTGGGTCAAAGGCGAACACGGCTACTTTGCAGGAAGTGTAAGCACGGGCGGAGGCGGTTCTTCGGGCGGCGGAAATTCTCCAAAAACTGTTGACAAATCCGAAAAAGATGATATAATAAAACATGAAGAAGTTTCAGCAACAGGTCAAAATAATCTCAGAAAAAAAGGCTTTCCAAATAAGCAAAAATTGAACAATCATTGGCAGAATGGAAGAACTCACGCAGAAGAATACAAAAAAGATGGTATAACTACCAAAGAACAATACGAAAAACGTGGAGTTGAACTCGCTGAAAGTGCTGCTGACGGAAAAAAGATTTTAGGATATAAAACAAAAGAAGGTCATATATGTCGCTATGATGTAGAAAAAAATGATTATGTAAAAGCAGATATAAACAAAGGATTAAGGACTTTGTTTAAACCTGATAATGGAATTGACTATTTTAATGAAATGAAAGGGAAAGAGGGTGTATAAAATTGAATAAAAATTTAATATGCCCTGTTTGTGGTCAATTTTATTTTGAAGAACGTAATGATTTTGATTTGTGTCCTGTATGTGGCTGGTTTAATGATGAACTACAAAAGGACAAGCCTGACTACACGGGCGGCTGCAACCACAGAAGTTTGAATCAGCACAGAGAACAATGGAAAAATAATACTCTTCCCGATTATATATATGCCCTTATTGAACAAAATAAAAACAGATTACCGTCTAAGTAATTAGGCGGTTTTTTCATACCCAAAAATAAATGAAAGGACTAAGAAAATGAAAAAACTTATCGAAAAAAGAGAAACCCTCAGAGCTATGCTCAACGCCATGATTGAGAAGGCCAAGACCGAAAACAGAGCTTTCAGCGAGGACGAAAACACCGAATTTAACCGCATCGAAACCGAAATAAATGCCCTCGAAAAAACTATCAGTGCCGAGGAAAGAGCAAGAAAAATTACCGAAATTCATGCTCCGCAGGCTAATCCCGACAAAAAGCCCGATAAATCGGAAATTGAAGAACGTGCCTTTGCTGATTTCATAAGCGGAAAAATTACCGAAATGCGTGCAGGCGAGCAGAATGTCACCATGTCAAACAATGCTGCTGTAATTCCCGAAACTATCGCAAATAAAATTATTGATGAAGTCAAGGATATCTGCCCGATTCTCAGAAATGCCGATATTTACCATGTCAAGGGCGTTCTCAAAATTCCGAAATGGACTAAGGCAAATTCAACGCATGATGTTACAGTCGGCTATTCTGCGGAGTTTTCTCAGCTTACTCCCGACAGCGGAAAATTCATTTCTGTTGACCTCGGAGGATACCTCGCAGGCGCACTGGTCTTAATCGGAAAAAGCGTGATAAACAATGCTGCCGTAAACGTTTCGCAGTTTGTTATCAGAAAAATTGCCGAAAAAGCCGCTGAATTTCTTGAACATGAACTTCTTGCGGGAACAGGTTCAAATGCGGCTCAGGGTGCGCTTAATTCAGGAAATACCGTCACCGCAGGAAGCAGCACTGCACTGACAATTGACGATTTTATCAGCCTTCAAAGTGCAGTAAAACAGGCTTTTCAGAAAAATGCCTGCTGGACTATGAATTCTAAAACTTTTACGGCTGTCAAACTTCTCAAAGACGAAATGGGCAGACCTCTGATTCAGCCCGACAGCACAAAGGAATTTCCCTATATGCTCCTCGGAAAACCCGTTTATCTTTCGGACAATATGCCTGATGTTGCGGCAAAGGCAAAGCCTGTCCTTTACGGTGATTACAGCGGTCTTTCGGTAAATTTCCGTGAGGATATCGGAATTGAAGTTCTCCGTGAACAGTATCACACTCAGCACGCTGTCGGAATTGACTGCTGGTTTGAATTTGATTCAAAGGTCACAGACGAACAGAAACTCGCTGTCCTCGTTATGGCTAATTCATGAAAAAAGGGGGCTTGGGGGAAATTTTTGCTCTTGACATGGGAGTGAACGGAACGCAGTGAAGTGAACGAAATGTCAAGGCTTATTGCAAAAATTGCCACCATTTTAAATATGAAAATAAGCGAACTCACCGCCGCAGTAATCAAGGACTACTGCGGCATTTCCGACAACGACAGCGATGATATTATAAATATGCTTATCCCTGCCGCAAAAGCCTATATTCAGGGATATACGGGTCTTACTGCGGAGGAATGTGACGAACACGAGGAACTTTCAGTTGCCTGTATGGTGCTTGTAAATGAAATGTTCTCCCAGCGTGACTATACAATCAGTTCGCACCGTCAGCTTTCTCCGACAGTGCAGACTATTTTAAGTTTGTATTCAAAAAATCACATAGGATAATTTTTATGGCTTACAATAAAAAAATCGAAATTCAGCAGCTTTCTGAAATTTATGACAGTATCGGAAATCAGACAAAACAATGGCAGACGATTTTTAATCCGTGGGCTGAAATCAAAACCAACAGCGGCAAGGAATATTTTGCCGCCGCTGAGGTGAATTCAGAGAAAGATTATGTTTTTAAAATAAGATTTTCCCGAAATATAGCCGAAAAATTAATGTCTGAGCTGAGAGTTGTCTATAAGAATCAGATTTTTGACATAAAGGATATTCAGGACACAAACGACACGCACAGGGAAATTGTTATCCGTGCGGTACAGCTTAACAGGACAGGTGATTCAGATGACGACTGACGATTTGGCAAAGGCTCTTGCTGATGCCTGCAAAGAGTTCACCGATGAGGTTAAGGAAAAAGTCGAAAATAAAGTGAATCAAATCGCTGAGGAAACTGTTGAGGAAGTCAAAAGCCTCGCTCCCGTCTATCACGGTAAAAGTAAAAAAATTACAAAGGGCAGATACAAAAGAAGCTGGAAATACAAAATCGACAAGGAAAGAGGCAGTATAAACGCTGTCGTCTATGCATCGGGAAAACAGTATAATCTCACACATCTGCTCGAAAACGGTCACCTGAACCGTGACGGAACTTCACGCTCAAAGGCTTTTCCGCATATCTCAATTGCAGATGAAAATATGCAGAAAAAACTTGAAAATCTTATGGAAGATTTATAAATTTATAATAAAGGGGGGTTGGGGGAAATTTTTGCTTTTGCCGTATGAACGAACGAAACAAAGTGAAGTGAGTGAATAGGCAAAGCTCATTGCAAAAATTGCCCCCATTTTAGATAAAGATAATATGAAATTACAGGAACTTGACGAAATTTACAGTCTGCTGAAAAGTCTTGAAATCCCTGTCGCTTACCTGAAATTCGATACTCCGCAGAAACTCCCGTTTATAGCCTATTTTGAATCGGGTACGGAAATAAAAGGCGCAGACGGTCACAACCTTTACAGGGAAATTGAAATTACTGTGGAACTTTATTCCGACAGAAAAAATATTGCCCTTGAAAGAAAAATTGAAAATCTTTTCAGCGACAGGGAAATTCAGAAAAATGCAGATACTTACCTTGACGAACAGGATATGTTTCTGACAGCATATTCTTTCACAATTTATCAGTATATATAAGAGGAAAATTTGCGCTCTTGACATGAGAGTGAACGTAATGAAATGAAGTGAACGAAATGTCAAGGCTCAAAAGCGCAAATTTGACGATTTTAAATAAGAGGAAAATTTGCGCCCTTGACATGGGAGTGAACGTAATGAAATGAAGTGAACGAAACGTCAAGGCTCAAAAGCGCAAATTTGACGATTTCAAATAGGAGGATTATTATGAAAAAAGAAATTAACCGCATAGCTATGGGTTCTGTTGACGTTTACATGACAGCCTTCACAGGTACGGCAATAAGCGATATTCCCGAAGATTCCGTAATCGAAACAGAGGAAAATCTCATAGGCCGCACTAAGGAGGGCGGCGAAATTACTTACACCACAACTTATTACAATGTCAAATCAGATGACGGCAAAGCATCAAGAAGCGAAATGACCGAGGATTCCGCAGCATTTTCTTTCGGGCTTATCACATGGAACGGCAACACAATCACAAAACTTGTTGCAACTGCATCGGCAACTGTAACAGGCACTAAACGCCGTACCCTCATAGGCGGCGTGACAAATGTAAACAACGTTATCTACCTTGTCCGTGCAGTCCATAAGGACGATGTAAAAGGCGATGTCAGATACACAATGCTTGGAAAAAATGTCGCAGGTTTCGCAGCCGCCTACAAACCCGGTCAGGAAACTACAATTACTCCGAATATCGAAGCAGAGCCTTTTGATGACGGCAGACTTATAATTCTCGATGAAGAAAATGTCGTGGGCGTTACACTTAACCGCCATTCGGCAGAAATCGCAGAGGGCGAAAATATAACACTTTCAGCCTCGGTTTCTCCAACAGGTCAGAGCGTTGCATGGATTTCCGATGATACCGAAAAGGCAACCGTTTCAGACGGTACTGTTACGGGAATTTCCGCAGGTACAGTTTCGGTTGCGGCATCAATTACGGTTGACGGAACAGTTTACTCTGATATATGTACAGTCAGGGTAACAAGCGGTGAATAATAATGAGAAAATTTGTTTTCAGACTTGACAGCGGAGAAGTTCTCACTATAAAGCCACCGACAGTAAGACAGTATTACAAGGGACTTCTCAAAGCAAAGAATGACCCCGAATTATTTGTTTCAATTGCCGAAATATGCAATAACAATGACGAAAATATCAGAATAAATCAGGAATACATCATTGATAATTTTACCGTTGACGATTTTCACAGATTTATGAAAGAACTTCCCGAATGGATTGAGAATGTGAGAAATTCCGACCCAAACTGAAAACACCTTATGCTCCGAATCACTCAGAGTATAAGGTGTTTTTTGAAAATAATTCTTCCGATATGAAGATAATTTCGGACTATACGCTCATGAACTTCATGCAGATATTTGAAATAAATATCTTTGAATACTGGAATTATCTGCATGATGCCGTTGTATGGAACTGTGAAAAATCCGCAGAGGGCAGGGATTACCTTGAATCCGCCTATAATCACACTGCAAAAGAACCCGACAGGAAAGGACTGAGAGAATGGCAAACAAAATCAAAGGCATAACTATTAAAATCGGTGCGGATACTCTCGGTCTGGATAAGGCTCTGAAAGATGTTGAGAAAAAAAGCAAAGATGCCGCTGCTGAAATCAAAGAGGTCGAAAGGGCTATCCGAATTACAGGCGATTCAACCGAACTCTGGACACAGAAACAGAAACTCCTTGAAACTGCTCTCAGCGGTGCAAAAGATAAACTTAAACTCCTCGAAGATGCTCAGGAAGATGTAAACAAACAGTTTCAGAACAAAGAAATTACGGAAGAACAGTACCGTGCTTTTCAGCGTGAAGTTGAATATGCAAGAAGTGCCGTAAATCATTATTCGGATGAACTTCAAAACGCAAATCAAAGGCTTGCGGAACTCAATGGTACAACTCAGGATACTGCCGAAAATTCAGATGAACTCAGCGAAAATATCGAAGATGTAGGCAAGAAATCAGATAATTCAAAAGACGGTGTTTCAAAACTCAAAGATAACCTTGTGAATCTCGCTAAACAGGGCTTTGCACTTGCAGTTGACGGTGCAAAAAAAGCCGCAGGCGAAATTATACAGTTCGCAGAAAATGCCGTAAAAACAGGCATGGAATTTGAAGCGGCTATGTCGTCTGTATCGGCAATTTCAGGCGCAACTGCCGAGGAAACAGAACTCCTCACTGAAAAAGCCAAGGAAATGGGCGCAACTACCAAATTCACCGCCGCTGAATCGGCAGAAGCTTTTCAGTATATGGCTATGGCAGGCTGGGACGCTCAGGAAATGCTTGACGGTATCAGTGGCGTTCTCAGTCTCGCTGCCGCATCGGGTACGGAACTTTCAACGACTTCCGACATTGTGACGGACGCTCTGACTGCTCTGAAAATGTCCGCAGAAGATACAGCGCATTTTGTAGATGTAATGGCTGCGGCAACTTCAAATTCAAATACAAATGTCGAAATGCTCGGTGAAAGTTTTCAGTATGCCGCTCCGATTGTGGGAACTATGGGCGGAAGTATCGAGGATTTAAGCCTTGCCCTCGGTATCATGGCGAACAGCGGAATTAAAGGCTCTCAGGCAGGAAACAGCCTTAAAAATGCCCTTGTAAACCTCGTAAAGCCTACAAAACAGCAGACTGAGGCTATGAAAAGTCTCGGTCTTATAACTACCGAAACACAGCGTGTTTTCGATGATGAAAAAATTTCAAAGGCTCAGGAAAAAGCCGAAAATAAAACCCGTGCGCTCGAAAAAGCACAGCTTTCATACAATCAGGCTGTCGAAAAATACGGTGAGGATTCCGCAAACGCTCAGAGAGCCGCCGTTAATCTTGAACAGGCTGAAAGCAATCTTGCAAAAGCCAATGAGGAGCTTGCAAAGGCTCAGGAAGGTACTGTCGAGACAATCGCAACAGGCGGTTCAGCTTTTACGGACGCTTACGGCAACATGAAACCGCTGAAAGAAATCCTCGATATTCTGCGTGAAACTATGGGTGCAGTCAATATTGAACTCACTGACAGCGAGGGAAATCTGCGTGAATATGATGATATAATCGCAGAACTCGAACAGTCCGAAGAAGGTCTTACTCAGGCGGAACAGCTCCGGAATGCAGGCATAATTTTCGGTAAACAAAATCTTTCGGGTATGCTTGCGATAATCAATGCAAGTGAAGAAGATTATAACAGTCTTGCCGATGCAATTTATAACTGTGACGGTGCGGCAAGCGATATGTCAAGCACTATGATTGACAATTTACAGGGCGATATGAGGCTTTTAAGCAGTGCAGTTGACGGAATGAAAATTTCTCTCTCAAACAGTCTCAGCCCTGCGATAAGAGATGTTGTGCAGTTCATCACTGAAAAAATTCCCGATGTTGAAAGACTGTTAAAGCCTGTTTTTGAAAAATCAGCCGAATTTATAAGAAATGCACTCGAAAAACTCCCTGCTCTCTGGAAAACTATCAGGGAAAGCACTGTATTTGGTATTCTTCAGGAGGTTATTGAAAATACTGTCAAAGTTGGCGGTGAACTTCTCGGAGTTCTCGAATATATCCCGATTTTAGGCTCTGCGATAAATGATTTCAAAATAGATTTGCATATCAATGAAGCTACTCAGGAAGCCCGTGACCTTGCCGAAAATATTCAGGCTGATGTTGACAAAATGGACGAACTCCAAAGAACTGCCGATGAACAGGTAAAGACTGATTTTGCCGATATTTACGTCACGGAAAGACTTTATGGCGAATTGCAGAAACTTGTTGACGAAAACGGAAAAGTCAAATCGGGCTATGAGGACAGGGCGGCTTATATCGCAAATGAACTCTCTCAGGCGACAGGTCTTGAAATTCAGCTTGTTGACGGTCAGATTTCCAAATATAAAGAATTGCAGGAGCAGATTGAAAAAACTGTTCAGCAGCAAAAAGCTCAGGTCTTTCAGAGTGCTTATTCCGAAACTTATTCGCAGGCTCTCCTCCAAAATGAAAATGCAGGCGAAGAATACGGCAAATTACAAGATATTATTGCGGAAAACAGAAAAATCATAGAGGATTTCAAAGCTCAGTTCAGGCAGGAGTCTGACGACTGGTGGTATGATGATTTTATCAGCAATTACGGTGAATTAAGTGAAAACAGCCTTGATAAATGGAAAAAACAGGGTGTAATTGATGAAAATGAATATGAAAAACTGAAATCTGCATTTAAAAATATTTCTACTTCAATGGATTCAACAAGAAGGCTCAAATCACAAGTTGAGGAAAATAACTGGATTATTCAGCAGTACGAAAAAGCAGAAGAAGAATTTTATGCCGGACGTTATGCCCTCGCCCAGAGCTACTATGCAAGCATTAATGATTTTGACCGTTCACTGGTCGATAACAGCGAAAAAAATACCGCTGAACTCCTTGAAAATTTCAAAGTACAGACCGACAATGCAATAAAATCATATAAAAATAATGTCGGTGTAGGTCTGAATGATACCGAAAAATCAGCCCATGACAGCGTTATGCGTGCGGTTGAAGATATGAAAAAACAGGGTATTTCAGGCGCAGAAATGCTTAAAACAGGCATAATTGACAAGCTGTCGGAAATTGACGGCTTTGACGCTCATAAACTTGTTGATTTCTGCAATGAACTTGGCGTTTCGCTCGGTGAGGCTCTCGGCTCGATGACTTCGGAAAATGCAGGAAGATATATCAGTCAGATGACAAATGATTTTGATATGGTAATCAATACGCTTTCGGATTTCCATGTTCCCACGGACGCTCTTGAACGTGTGAGAGATATTCTTGGCGGAATGGAATTTTATGCGGACGGAGGATTTTTGCGGAACGGTCAGGGAATTGTCGCAGAAGCAGGACCTGAGTTAATCGAAATAGTCAACGGCGGTGCGAGAATTACTCCGCTTACACAAACCGCAAAAAATATTCCGATGTTCGCAAGAGGCGGATTTCTCGGAAGAAACAGTGCAATTGTCAACGAAGTGTCGCCCGAACTTATTCAGATTATGAACGGCGGTGCAAAAATTACTCCGCTCTCATATCCTGCAACAGGCAGAAACCCCGAATATAAGGGAGATACCGTGATAAATAATTACTACGAATATACAACAAATGCAAACATTAGCAGCACTTATGATGTTTACAGACTCAATGAAGAACTTGACATGGCAAGGCGCAGAACCGACAGCGGAAGGGGAATTGTAACGTGAGTTATTTTATTTTCAATGACGTTTCTTCAAAAGACCTCGGAATTATCGTGACAGAACCTTTAATCCGTCCGACATGGGGAAAAGAATTTCTTGAAATCGAAACGGCAGGCTCTCTGATGAAATTCATGCAGGAAAAATCAAACTATAAAAACGCTGATTTTGTCATAAAAACAGCCGTTCCCGATGCCACACCACAGAAGATAAGAAGTATATACAGTATTTTAAACGGCAGCGGGAAATTATGGCTTTCCGAATCGCCCGAAGAATATCTGAATGTAATAATTCAGCCGCTTATACCCGAAACAAAAGCCTTTAAACTGGCAGAAATTCCGATATACGTCACCGCACTGCCGTTTGCGTATGCAGTCATGCCGACAGTGGTTGAATTTTCGGCTGAAACCGTTGAAGTTCCGAATAACGGGACGACTTTTTCATACCCCGAAATCAGTTTCGTTCCGACTGATGATGAAGTTATTGTAACGGTGA